TCATCGACTTCGACACCTACGAGGTCACCGACTTCAACAGCCTGCTGCGCGTGACCAGCGTCCACGGCGACGAGGGCGCGTGGTTCAACTCCGGCTGGACCTACGGCAGCACGGCGGCGACGGACAACACCGCCGACGAGGTCGACACCTACCTCGGTCGCACGGTCGTCGGCAGCACGACGCACGACCCGGTCGACTACGCCCGCCCGCAGACGTCGCTCGTCGTGCCGTCGTCCAGCAACCCCTTGAGCCGCGACTTCATCGCGCTGCGTCCAGCCGACTACGACTACAGCCAGCACCGTTCGATCGAGTTCAAGCCCTTCGACCATCAGGTCACCGAGCCGCTCTGGACTGCGGCGCAGGACAAGTACGGCGTCCAGGTTCGTGGCTACTTCGTGGGCGGCTACGTCGCGACTGCACTCGTCGCCTACCTGGAGCCGATCTTCACGGAGACCGCGAGCACCCTCGACCAGACCTCGCTGGTCTGCCACCTCGCGGTCAAGGTGCGCAACGGCATCGACACCGACCCGACCTACCTCGGCCTCCTGTCGAAGACGATGGCGGGCGTCGACCTCGCGGACGGCGCGTTCCACACGCTCGACTACAACTGCCACGTTTTCGAGGACGCGACCTCGGTCGACGGCCCCGTCGTCCACACGGTCACGGTCGACGGCTCGGTCGTCGTCTTCGACACGGTCGGCACCTACGGCAGCGGGCTGCAGGCCCTGGCCGATGGGCGCGTCCTCGACACGGGAGCCTTCGGTCCCGGCAGCGCTGGGAACGTCGAGGGCTTCTTCTTCGAGTCGACCGTCCCGACGACCGACAACAGCTCCAACGTCCTGCGCGAACCCGCCCAGGTCAAGGAGTGGACGCAGGGCGCGCTGACGCTGCTCGACCCCACCCTCCCGCCCGAGCTGATGCCGAGCTTCGCCTGGACGAGCGACGAGGGCTTCTCGGAAGCGACGGGCGACCTGGGCGACGTCATGGATGCGGTCTTCCCCGTCTCGGTCACGCACAAGGGCACGGACCCGATCGTGCTGGAGACGGAGATCGGCCTTCGGTTCACCAGGGCAAGGGCGACCCGCACACGCCGCCGCTGGCGCTTCTCCGGCGCTCCGCTGTCATCTTCGGCGCGTGACACGATGGAAGCCTTCTGGGGCTCACACGGCGTCGGGGTCGCCTTCAACTGGACGCCCGACGGCGAGAGCGCCGTGGTCGCCTACTTCGTCAGCCCGCCCGTCTACAAGATGGTCAGCCCCGACGCCTGGGTGCCGACCGTCGAGATCGAAGAGGTCCTCGCATGAGCCCGAACCCGCTGACCCCCGGCGTCGCCGCCAGCAAGAACGCGGTCCAGTCCGCTGACCCGCTGGTCTTCCTGTATTCGATCCAGGTCCCGACCACGCCCCCGAGTCGCCTGCGCCTCGTCGGCCACGACGACGACGTCGAGTGGCAGGGCAACACCTTCACGGCTGCGCCGATGATGCACAGCGAGCTGGTCGAGGACACCGAGGGCAACCTGCCGACGCTGCAGGCCAGCGTCCCGAACGTCTCGCGCGAGGTCTCGGCGATCATGAAGAGCTACGGCGGGCTCGCCGACCAGCCCGTGACGATTACCCTCGTCTCGCTGGACGACCTCGGGACGGGGCAGCCGATCAAGTCCATCGACGTCACCGTCGCCGACGGCTCGCTCTCGGTCGACAGCGCGACGCTCCGGCTCCAGGTCTTCAACCCCAGGCGCGCCGTCCTACCCGGCGGGCGGATCGCGCGGCAGGGCTGCTGGTACAAGTTCAAGGGCAAGCGCTGCGGCTTCGCCCTCTCCGAGTCCGACACGGGCGCGATCACCTGCGACCACAGCTATGACGGCGAGAATGGCTGCACGGCGAAGGGCGCGCTCTACGAAGCCGAGGGGCTGGACGCGATCCACCCGCAGCGCTTCGGCGGCTTCCGGTCGGTGCCACGCCAGAGCAGCGGCGGGGGGCTATGAAAGTCTCCGTCGACGATCTGATCGGTGCGCCCTGGGAGCTTGGCGGTCGAGGCCCCGGCTACGATTGCTGGGGCGTCGCCGCTGTCGTGCTGTCCCGCCTCGGCCTGACGCCGCCGCCCATTCCCGCTGGCCCCGACCGCGACCCGGTCGCCGCTGTCGAGGAGTTCGGCGCGGGATGGATCAAGCTCGGCGAGCGCCCGCTCGATGCCTGCAAGGTCGGCGACGTCGTAGTGACCGACCCCAGCGGGGAGCGCGCGTCGGTCCACCTTTCGGTCGTCGTCGATGAGTCACCGCGTCGGCTGCTCACCGCCGTCGAGCATGGCGGCGTGGTTCGAGCGCCACGGCTGACGGAATCCGAGACGGTTGGCGCTTACCGTTTGGGGTCGATGGATGCTAGAGTCGGCGGCGAGAAATGCTGATCCAAACCGTCTACTTCACCAACGTCTTCGAGCCCGAGTCCCGCACGGTCACCGAGACCGTGACCGAGGACCCGGTCGAGCTGTCGAGCCTGATGCCGTCGGGCGTCGACCTCGCCGACCCGCTGACGAACGTCAGCGTCGATGGCGAGCGCCGCGACGCTGGGCTGGTCAGCCCCGGCTCCCAGGTCGTCGTCGTGCGGCGCCCGGCCTTCGAGAGCGCGGTGCTCTGGCAGCTCCTGATCGCGGTCGTGACGATGGCGGCGTCGGCCATCCTCGCCAAGCAGGCGCTGGGCGAGGACGATCCGGTCGAGGAGGACAACCAGAGCAACGGCTTCAAGGGATTCACGAACAGCTACTTCAGCGGCGGCGCGGTCCCGCTGGTGTACGGCGAGCGACGCATCGCCCCGCCCATCGTCGGGCAGGTCATCGAGTCGAGCTTCGCGAGCTGGACTCTGTCGAACCGCGAGACGCTCCGCGCGCTGATGGTCCTGGGGCATGGCCCGATCGCCGGGCTGGGCACCGCGCTCGGCACCGTCGCCGACGCCGACGACCAGACGGCGATCGTGGCAGGCAGCGGCCCCTTCGGCCTGCCCGGCCTCCCCGCCGACATGATCGGTCTGAAGATCAACGGGCAGAGCGCCGCCAACTTCACCGACGTCATCGTCGCGTGGCGCACGGGCGAGATCGACCAGACGCCGATCGCTGGCTTCCCCGACTCCTCGGTCGACACCACCGTCGGCCAGAGCGTGCTGGAGTATTCGACGACGATCGACATCACCGACGGCGGCAAGGCCAGCGGCGTGCTGACGTCGGGGAACGAGATCGACGACACGCTCGGCAACTCGCTCGCGATCACGATGGCCGACGTCGCCGATCGCTACATCCTGACGCTGTCGTTTCCCAAGGGGCTCTACAAGGACGCTGGCGGCGGCGGGACCACTGTCTCGACCGCGAGCTTCCGCCTGCAGTTCTGGCCTGTCGACGCGGTCGGCACGCGCACGGGCGACACCGTCCTCCTGCCGGAGATCAATGTCCAGGGCGACACGCTCGTCCCGCAGGTCTTCCAGATCCCCGGCGGTCTCTTCTCGCCGCAGTCCTACACGCCCTCGCAGCAGCTCGGCTACCTCAACGCCGACGGCTACCTGCAGCACGCGCTCGTCACCGCGCCGATCGACTCGTCGACCTTCCCAGACAACTTCGCCGACCGCGACGCGCTGAAGTTCTCGGCGTCGTGCTGGGTCCGCGCGAAGTCAGAATCGACCCACCGCTTGAAGCCGATCTTCCTGACGAAGAAGGGCACGCAGTCGAACACGGAACACTATTCGCAATGGCCCTACTACCCGAGGGGCTCGTCGAACAGCACCTCGCACAGCGGGATGATGTTCGCGCTTGAGCGCCAGTACGTCGACGACGGCGGGGGCATCGCCTTCCCTGGCCCCTGGCAGCTCGCGGTCTACGCTTGGCTCGGCTTCACCTCGTCGGTCTCGGTCTGGTACTCGCCGCCGATCGTGGGCTCGGTCGTGAACGAATGGCTGCACGCGGGCGTCGCCTGGGATGGCGTCCTCGGCGTCCCCGTCTTCTACCTCAACGGTCAGCCGATGGCTGGCTTCTCCAAGGTCGGATCCCTCAAGCCCGCGATGTTCGAGGAGGCTGACATGCTGATCGGCCACAACGGCGCGAGCGGAACGACGGGGCAAGGGCTCAACGTCGACGAGGTCGACCTCTGCGATCTCGTCATCAGCGACACCGTGCGCCCGGCGTCCTGGTTCTGGCAAGGCGCGAACACGGTCGACCCACAAGGGAACCGCCTGGCCTACCACTCCCCCGCCGCCGACTCGCTCCTGGTCTTCGCGTCGCGCCTCTCCGAAGAGATCGCGGCGGGCCAGATCGAGCAGCTCGCCTTCCCCGGCAGCACGACCACGGGCGAGGTCGTCGACTACATCGGCGGCGCGCTGCAGGCCGCTCCCCAAACCGCTGCCCCGCTCTGGTATCCGCCCAGCGGCACGCCGCTGCGCGACCGCTACCAGATCGAGCTGTATCGGTCCAACCCCGAGATCGACGACAGCGGCACCGAGGTCAACGTCGCCGAGTGGGACGCGGCCACGCTGATCACCGACGAGGACTTCGAGCATCCTGGCGTGGCGATGCTCGCCGTCTCGATCGACGCCGACGATCAGGTCAGCGACAGCCGCCCGACCTACACGGTCATCGAGCGCGGCGTGAAGGTCCCGATCTGGGATGGGGCCAGTTCCGAGTTCCCGGTCTTCACCGACACCTGGAGCCGAAACAACGCTTGGTGCGCGCTGCACGCTGTGAGCGAGGAAGAGATCGGCATGGGCGCGATCTGGGACAAGGCTAGGAACGTCGACCTCGAAGCCTGGAAGGTCTGGGCCGACTACTGCGACGAGGGCGTCGAGGACGCCGCAGGCGTGCCCGCCTTCACGAACGGCACCCCCGTCGTCGCAAGCGCCGACCACCCCGACGGCGAGCTGCACTTCTCGATCGGCCTGCTCGACGCGAGCGGCGTATCGACGGGGGAGACGTTGCCCTCGACCTGGGTCGTCGGTGCGACCATCAGGATCAAGACCGCGAGCGACAGCTCCTGGGAGGTCGCCAGCACCGACGACGCCGTGCGGCTGGCCATCACCTCGATCCAGTACAAGAGCGACGACACCGCCGCCAACGGCTTCCAGCATTGGGTCCAGGTCGAAGTCGACTGGACGCCCGACTACACCCTGCCCGGCGTCAGCAGCGTGACGGGCACCGCCGTCGGCATCGAGGCTCGGCATGAGTTCGACGTCGTCCTCGACCAGAAGGACAGCGACGGCTGGGAAGAGATGCTCGGCATCATGCGGGCGAGCCGCGCCGCGCCGATCATCATCGGCGACACGCTCTCGGTCTTCGTCGACCGCGCGCGCCCCGTCGACTTCCTGATCACCCAGGCCCAGATGGAGAAGAACTCGATGGTCTTCTCCTGGTCGGGCACCCAGGACCGCTACAACTCGATCGAGTTCGAGTACGCCGACCGCCTGCAGGACTACGAGCTGGACACGCTGCAGGAGGATCACCCCTCGGTCAGCGGCGAGGTCGCGCCGGAGAAGATCCGCAAGGCCCCGCCCCAGCAACTGCGCGGCATCGTCCGTCGCAGCGAGGCGCGTCGGCAGGCGATCTTCAAGCTCAACGAGTGGCACCTGCTCGGCAACGCTTGCCGCTTCGCTCTCGGCGTCGACGGCATCGGCGTGACGCCGGGCGACCGTCTCCGCATCGCGCACGACGTTCCGCTGATCGGGCAGTCTGGCCGCGTCTACGCCGACGGCACCGCGACCACGATCAAGCTCGACCGCGACGTCGTCGTCACCTTCGGCTCGACCTACGAGATCGAGCTGCGGTCGAGCGACACCGTCGACGTCGACGGCAGCGAGATCCGCGAGGTCGTCTCGCTGCACGCCTCCATGATCCCCGGCAGCGGCAGCTCGACCCTCGCCGCTGGCTCCACGATCACGCTCGCGGGCTCCGGCTTCACGACGCTCGTTCCCGCGCAGGGCGACGTCTACAGCTTCGGCGAGACGGACGCGACCGCCGAGGACTTTGCCGTTACCAGCGTGACGCTCGACCCGCAGACGATGCTCCGGCGCGTCGAGTGCATCGAATACAACGCCGACGTCTACACGGATAACGAGTTCGGCGTCCTCCCCCCCGACCCGATCGTGACCGTGCCGCCGACTGGTGGCGGCGACGACGGGAGCGGGACGGGCTTCGGCGGCAGCATCAAGCGGCCCGGCAACCACCACGGCCACCTCGGTGGCAAGGTCACCGCCGCCATCGAGCGGACCTTCCTAGGTGTCGGCGGCAAGCCGGAGCTGTCGGTCGTCGTGACATGGCCCGCGCCGAGCTACGGCGCGGAAGCCGCTGGCGGCACGGCGGTCTGGGTGTCAAGCGAGACTGACGGCCAGACGCCCGCCCCGAAGAAGGTCGGCGTCGCCCCACCCGGCGCGTCGTCGCTGACCATCAACGGCGAACACCTCCGCGCTGGCACGACTGTCCGCTTCCACATCCAGCGCCTGAACGCGAGAGGCGAGGGGCGCACGCCGATCGGCTGCCCGAGCTTCAAGATGGCCGTCGGCGGGCGGGCGAAGCCGAACGCCAGCGGCGCGCCCACCGTCCTCGCGCCGAAGAGCCGACAGGGCCACGCGGTCTACCCCATCGCGTTCCCTGACGGCCAGACCCCCGAGGGCGTCGAGGTCCGCGTCGGCGGCTGGATCCTCGGCCAGAAGGTGGCGCACGCCCTGCGCGACGGCGACCTCGAATCGAGGCAATGGGTCTACGGCGCGGACAACGCCGCGAGCGACGGGGCCTACACCCATCAGGTCCGCAGCCTGCTCCCGAGCGGGCAGGTCAGCGCGGCGGCGACCTTCGAGAACGAGGACGCGCTGCCGCTGGGTATGACCTCCGCCGACGACACCGCACACGAGGACGCCTGGGGCAGCGGCACGCTCGACGGCATGCAGGTCACGGACGGCTATCTTGAGTTCAGCTCGGGGTCGCACCTGGAGGGCTCTTGGACCACCGCCGCGCTCGATATGACCGACGCCTGCCGCTACATGCTGGAGGTCGCGGCGCAGGCGGAGCAGCGGCACCCGATGCTGCTGGAGGACATGAACGAGCCGCTCGGCTCGCGGTCCTACGCTAACTGGCTGCTCGAAGGTCCGACTGGCGGGGATGACGCGCAGGTCTGCCGCATCGCAATCGAGTGGCTGCCGTCCGCAACCGCGACGCTGCCCGGCTCGTCGAGCTGGGCGGCGATCCGGCCCGGCGAGGTCTACTTCCGCAAGGCGCAGTTTCGCGTGCGGATCACGCGCCCGACCAGCGACTTCAACGTGCGCGTCGAGCGCTTCGGCGTGCGGGTCCTGAACCTGCCCGACTTCTACAGCAGCGCAATCGACGGAGGTAGTTACTGATGGCAGGTGACAGCGAGATTCTGATCAGACGAGGCGGGGATGCCGCCCGACGCACCGCGAGTCTTGCCGAGGGCGAGCCGCACACCACGACCGACAGCGGCCCGCTCGGCGGCGGCGTCTACGTCGGCGATGAATGCACGGGCTTCGGCAACTTCATGCCGCCCGTCTACGGCAGCCGCTGGATCATCAACAACTCCAGCCTGCTCAACTTCGGCACGGCGGCGGTCGCGGCCAACGTCATTTACTACGCGCCGATCTGCATCCCGCAGGGCTTCGACATCACGGTCAAGAACCTCGGCTGCCATGTCCGAAGCGGCGCGGCTGGCAACGTCCGCGTCGGGCTCTACTCCGACATCGACGGAGAGCCGGGCACCCTGATTCTCGACAGCGGCAACCTGTCCACATCGACCGCCGCCTTCAAGCAGATGGGAGTCTCCCAGATCATCCCCGTGAAGTCGGGCTGGCATTGGACCGCGATCACCGTGTCGAGCGCAGCGCCGACCTACGAGGTACTGGCGACGCTCGGCTACATCAGTCTCGTCGCCTGGAGCGCGAGCGGCGTGAAGCGCCCGACGGTGGCCTACGAGATCGCCGCCTTCGGCGCGCTGCCTGCGACGGCGACACCTGCCGGGGTGACAACCGGAGCCTTCCCCATCGTCAGCGTCCAGATCGGGTAGGCCATGAAGATCGACCTCCCCCCCCTGTCGACCGAGTCCTACGAGGGCGGCGTCCTCGTCGAGACGGTCTACCACTACACCGTCGAGGAGTACGTCCCGCTGCTCATCGCCTACGTCAAGGCGTGGGCGGGCGAGATCCTGGCGGCGACCGACTGGCAGACCATCAAGGCTTTCGAGACTGGGGTCGCCATCGACCCCGAGGTTGCTTCGGCGCGCGCTGCCGTGCGCCTCGTCAGCAACTTCATCGAGGGCAACGCCCTCGCCGCCACCACCCCCGAAGAGCTGGGCGCGATCCCTTGGGCCGAGCTGCTCTCCGAGTACGACACGACCCTCGACCCCCTCGACCCGTCATGAGCTTTACCCCGATCGACATCACGACGCACTCGCCGAGCGACCTCGGCGACCTGCTCACCTCCGGCCTGACCACCGCTCGGCACCTGAACCTGTCTGCCGAGACCGCCGACTTCACCGTCGCCGACGGCGACGTCGATGGCACGCCGGAGGACGTCTACCTCTGCGACGCGACCGCTGGCGCGATCACGGGCGCGCTGCCTGCTGTCGCCGACGCCGACGTCGGTCGGATCTTCTACGCTCGCAAGACCGACGCCGGAGGCAACGCCGTGGGCTTCGACGGCGACGCCAGCGAGACGATCAACGGCTCGGCCTCCGCGTACACCACCACCACCCAACACCAAACGGTCTGCGTCTACACGGACGGCACCGAATGGTATGGCTTCAAGCTCACCGTCTAGGCTATGACCCGTCCCATTTCTAACCCCGTGAACCTGTCCTGGGAATCCGCGAAGCACGTTCGCTTGATCGCGCTGCTGTCCATGCTAGTCATGGTGGCGACCGCGACCGACGCGCACGCTGCGTCCGAGGCCATCGGGACGCCCTGGGGGAAAGTCTCGGTCACGCTGCCGATCTACATCAGCTCGGTCGTCACCGCGTTCGGCTGCGGCGTGACCTTTGCTCGCTGGACCGCTCGCCGGGAGCGCGAGCATAAGGACCTCGTCGCGCAGGTCGCCCACCTCGAAGCATTGATTCTCGACTCCCAACATGAACCACGACCGTCTCGCCAGCCTGCTGCTGGAAACCCTAATCCTGGGGGTGGTGATAACTATCCTCCTGGCCTCGCTCGCTGACCCTTCAGCGAAGGACTTGACTATGCCCCAGACCATCACCCACACCCTCCCCGGCGGATCCGTCACGACCCCGCGCCGACACGACGAGACCCTCCGCGACTGGCTCGATCGCCACAAGGAAGCCCTCGCCGCCGCCACCTCCTGACCCATGCCGAAGCTCACCGAATGGACCAGCGGCGGAGCACCCGTCCGCATCGAGACTCCCCAGCTACCGGGCGAGTCAAACACCGCGTGGCAGCAGCGGCACGAAGACGCCGTCGCCGCCGCCCAACTCATCTGGCCCGAGGACTGACCCTATGCTGAAGCTCCCGAAGAACCTCCCCGCCGCCAAGCTCCTGCTCGGCGGCCTGACCGTCGCTGGCGCAGCCCTGGCCGCGACCGACCTCCCGCTCTGGGCTCGACTCACCGGGCTGCTGCCCGCTGTCGCGGTCATCGTCTGGACGGCGTACTGCATCTGGATCCACCGTCAGGGCGCGCACGCCCCCCGAGGCCCGCTGTCGAAGCTCAAGGACGCCGAGGGGGGTCGCCGCAAGCGTTGACGCCCTGTGCGGCCCTCTCCCGCGTCCAGGCTGACCGAGGTCTAATGGCCCGGCTCGGCCCCCGCGTGCGCAGGGCGGCGCTCCTGGGCGGCCTGACGGGGCTCCTGGCCCTGGCCTCTGGGTGCGCCACGCTCAAGAGCGCCTACGACGTCGTCGAGGAGGCCGCGATCCCGGCGGTCACGGGCGGCGTCGTCGCCGCCACCGGAGCGGGGCCCGTGGCCGTGGTCTTCTCGGTCGTCGCCGCTGACCTCGGCACCCAGGCAATCGAGGGCGACCAGCTACAGGCCGAGTTCCGCGAGGCGATCATCGAGGAGGTCAAGGCCAACGCGAAGGGCGAGGTCGTCGAGAAGCTGCGCGACCTGACGGCGGGCGAGGCTGCGCTGCGCTGGTGGCGCTGGCTGGTCGCCGCCGGGCTCCTGGCGTGGCTGCTCAAGTCCCCGTCGGCGATGGCCGTCAGCGTCCGCGCCTGGGTCAAGACGAAGCGGGAGGGCGGGCCGCGCGATCGCGACCCGCCCTCCGAAGGCTTCTGACTCCTAGCCCGCTGCGCGATTCCTCCTGCCGTCGTCTCCCGGCAGTTCGCGCGGCGGGCGTTTTCGTGGATGGCGACTACAGGGAGGCGAGGCGGTCCTTCTCGAAGGCGATCTGCGCCTTGGCGAAGGCGACGCCCTCGGCGTCGAACAGGTGGGCGTACCCGGCGGGCATCTTGTGGTCGGCGTGCTTCTCGGCGTCGGCGAGGTAGGCTTCGCAGACTTCGATGGTGTCGAGGATCTCGGCGCGTTGTTCGGCGATGGTCATGGCTTGGCTGGGGGCTGGGGTTAGCGGTTGGTGCGGATAGCCTGGATGCGCTGGCGCAGCCAGTTGGCTCGCTTGGCGACGTCGGCGAGCTTGCCGACCCCCCAGGAGACCGCGAGCTTGCGGGCCTCGGGGCCGATCATGTTGAGGTGCAGCCCGTCGAACTCCTCCTCGATGGCTTCGATCAGGATGTGGTTGTCGATGCGGAAGTCCTCGGTGCAGGGGAAGATGCCGTTCGCGTTGTCCTCGATGTCGTTGAGGCAGGCGGCGATCGTGTCAGGGGCGATGGTCATGGCTTGGCTGGGGGCTGGGGGTTGGGGCGTCGGACTAGGCGGCGTGGAAGACTTCGTCGAGCAGGGCGTCGAAGCGCTGCTGGGCGTCGGCGGTCTGGCTGTCGCTGGTGCGGGCGGGGCTGTCCTCGTCGCCGCAGTAGCCGGGCATCGACTCGTAGGCGAAGTCGCAGGAGGACGAGCCCATCCAGTCGCCCTCGATGGCGCGGACGGCGTCGATCGCCTCGTTGACCTCGACGCTCTCGCCGTCGATCGTGGCGTAGGTGCCGCAGGTCGCGATGACGATGCTCTTCGTGGGGGTCTCGAAGCAGTTGTAGGCGAAGACCTGGAAGGCGGCGGTCAGGTAGGCGGCGGTCTCGGTGCGGGTCGTCGTGGCGCTGATGAAGTTCGACATGGTCTTGGTGGGGCTGGGGGTTGGGGGCGTCGTTCTCTCGACAAGGGGATCATCGACTACCCGCCCAGGAAAGTCCACACCTTTTCGGGGAAATCCCAGGAAAGCCCCAGGGTGGGCAAAAAAGGGGCGCGGCACCCCTCGCAAGGATGCCGCGCCCACAGGCCGAGGCCCATGCCTGGCGCTGAAGCAGAGTATGAAGAACGATCAGCGCCTCGCCTCCCCGGCCTGCCGACCTAGAACGTCTGTCGACCGTCGGGACGGTCGCGGTCGTCTGGGTCGCGGGCAACGTACTCCCATCCGTCGCCGAGGGCACGCACCCTCTCAAGGTTCTTGTCGCGCGCGTCGGCTTCGCGATGGCAGGAGTGGAAGGTCAGGCGCTGCCCGACGGCGGTCTTGGCATCAGCCTCGCGACGCCAGACCTGGAAGGGACGCGGGTCCGTCTTCGGCATCAGCGCCCCCCCTGGTCGGCGCGGGCTTCGAGGCGATCGAAGACCCAGTCCGCTGCGCCCGCGAAGGTGAGCAGCGCGAAGGCCAGCCCGAGGCTGACGGTCAGGGAGATCAGGCCCGCCGGGAAGGCGAGGGTCGCGAGCAGGCGCATCACAGACCCACCGCCATGCGGGCGCGGTCGGCGCGGTCGGTGTTGGCGGTCAGCGTCTCCGCAAGGTGCGCGTGGTAGCCGTAGAGCAGGAGCGTCTGCGTCGCCGGGTTCGCGTTGCCGAGGCGGGTCAGCTCGTTCGAGACTGCGAGGGCGGCGTCGGCGGCGGCGGCGTGCGCCTTCGCGGCGCGGCGATCGTGCGCGGCGAGGGCGATCGGCTGGGAGCGGATCGCGCCGCGCTGCTCGTCGAGCTGCTCGACGGCGTCGATCGCTGCGGTCAGGTCGGCGCGGAGGGTGTTGAGGTTGGGCATGGGGTCCTTCCTTCAGAGGTAGCGGGGATTGCGGTCGGCGACATGCCGCCCGCGCAAGACAAGACCCTACCCTCCCGCACCGACTTTGCCAAGGCGGATCCCAGGAAACCCCTCCGCGCCTTTCGTAACTCTGCGCCCCGCGTAGGCTTACGGCGCGGCTGGGAAGATCCCAGGGAATCCCTCCCTCCCGCCCTTGCTTTCCTGGGGGAAGCGGCGTATTCTCTGCATTCCCTGACCCCGACAACCCCAAGGCCGCGACGAGGCGGCACCACCATGAAGACCAAGAAGACCAAGCCCAAGATCAAGGGGCGACCGCCGAACGACCCCGGCATCACCTGGGTCGGCCTCGCCCTCCGCGTCCGTCGCATCTCGATGGGCTTGAGCGCGGTTGACCTCGGGCTCGCCATCGGCGTCAGCCGCTCGGCCATCCATTCCTGGGAGTCCGAGGACTACGCCCCCAGCGCCGACCATGTCGCCGCCCTCGCCGAACGCCTGGAGTGCCGTCGCTCCTACTTCTCCAAGACGCCCCGCCTGCCGAAACGGTAAGCTGCACCCTCAACCCCCGACGCTACCTCACACCGAATCGAGGAGCCGAAGACCATGAAGAACACGACCACGACCGACCCCGCCCGCCCCGTCCCGCCGAACGTACAGAACGGGACCTACACGATCGACAGCCCCCACGGGCATTTCACGCTCAAGCTGCACACCGTGCAGAAGGGCGACCTCGCAGGGAAGCGCATCCTCTCGATGCTCGTCGGGAGCGACAACGAGAGCGACTACAAGGGCGTCGCCTTCTGGGACGACGAGCAGCACCGCGCGAACGTCTGGAAGCGCTACCGCAAGCTCCCCAACGAGCAGACCTACCCGATCGATGGCTTTCATTGGGAGCACACCCGCTGGAGCGCGATCGAGCAGAAGCTCGAAATCTGGTGCGACCTCGCCACGCGCGGCGACGGCACCGAGCTGCTCGCCGACGGCTCCAAGCGTCAAGGCTTCTGGGCGGGCGAGGGCTACACGCTCCTCCGCGAAGGCCGCTGCCTGATCTGCAACAGGAAGCTGACGACCCCGGAGTCGATCGAGACGGGCATCGGCCCGGTCTGCGCCGAGCGCGGCGTCCGCTGACCACGACCACCGAGTCGGGCAGCGTGCCCGGCTCGGTCGACCACGCGGGCACGCCCCGCTTCACCATCTGGCACACCGAAACGCTATGACTTCCAAACCAGCGGCCCCCGCCGCACCGACCGCGCCAGCAGGCCCGGCCAACAAGCAGAGCCCCCGAGCGAGGAAGGCGACCCCCGTCCCCCTCTCGATGGGGAAGGGCATCGACAAGCGCGGCGACCGCATCCTGGTCTACGGCACCGGGAAGATCGGCAAGACCTTCCTCGCTGCCCACCTCCCCGCCCCCTACTTCCTCGACGTCGAGGCTTCGACCGCGAAGATGGACGTCGCCTTCGACCGCGAGCTGCGGGCCAACCCGACCTGGGAGATGCTGTCGGGGAAGATCGAGTCGATCGCCCAGTCCCCGCCGAAGGGCGTGCGCTCCATCGTCATCGACACGGTGACCGTCGCCGAGGAGCTGGCGAAGGAGTACATCATCGCCACCCGCAAGACCGAGAAGGGCAGCGCCGTCGAGTCGATCGAGGGCTTCCCCTGGGGTAAGGGCTGGCAGTTCGTCGGCGACGAGTTCAACGGGCTGCTGGAGCCGCTCGACCGCATCGCGGCGGCGGGGATCAACGTCTGCCTGATCGCCCACGAAGTCGCGAGCCCCGCGCCCAACCCCGGCGCGGACGAGTTCATTCGCTGGGAGCCCTTCATGTATGCGGGCGACAAGAAGGGGCGCGGGTCGATCCGCTCGCGCCTGAAGAACTGGGCCGAGCATATCGTCTTCATCGGCTACGACGTCGTCGTCGACGACGGTCGCGCGCGGGGCTCCGGCACGCGCACGGCGTACACCCAGGAGCTGCCGACGCACATCGCTGGCAGCCGTACCAAGCAGGGCCATTGGCCCTTCACCCTTCAGGACCCCGGCGCTCTTTGGCGCGAGCTGGGGATCTCTTGACCTATCACCTCCGCGCCTAGTCACATCGAACCGACACCACACCAGAAACGAATCATGCAGAACCAAAGCAACCTGACCATCGAAGACTACCTCCAGAGCCAGCTCGACCGCGAGGGCACCTACCGGGGATTCCCCCTCACCTGGACCGTCGAGGAGGCCGCCTCCGGCGCGGTCGCCATCGCCTTCCAGTTCGGCATCATGGTCGAGTGGGGAGGCCGCGAGGCGGGCTGGGGCGAGGCGTGGCCCGCCGGGTACTTCACCACCCACCGCGCCTGGGTCGTCAAGAAGGACGGCACCCTGAACACCGCCGCGATCGACGCGCTCGGCAAGGCGGGGCTCTGGGACGGGGACTGGGACAAGATCAGCGGCCCCGTGCCGAAGGTCGTCGTCCTGCTCGATGTCAAGGCCGAACACTCGGAGCAGTACGGCACGCGCTACCGCGCGGACTGGGTCAACCCGAACGCCGACGAGCCCGCCGCGCGCGGCGGCTTCAAGCCCGCCGACACGGGGCTGCTCTCCAAGTTGAGCGCGCGCTTCCAGGGGCAGACCCGCGCCCTCGCGGCTGGTGCTCCGGCACCGGGCGGCGCTTCGCCGCAGCCGCAGGCCGCGCCGCAGCCGCACCCGCAGAGCGAGGAGATGCCCTGGAAGGGCGACCCCGCGAGCGACGCGGTCGGCGACGCGCCCGCCGGGGGCACGGACGTCCCCGCGTCCGACATGGTCCCGCCCTTCTAGGGGACGCGCCCTAGTCCGTCGGCAGCCCGTCGTCATTGAGTTGACGGCGGGCTGCTTCTATGCTTGGGGGCATGAAGAACCCGACCGTCGTCATCGACACTCGCGAGCAGACTCCTTGGACGAGCGAGGGGCTGCGCCTGCAGACCGTCCGCGCGAAGCTCGACACGGGCGACTACTCCATCGAGGGGCTGGAGGACCGCGTCGCCATCGAGCGCAAGAGCATCGACGACTGGGTCGGCTCGATCATGGGCGCGCGCAAGCGCTTCTACCGAGAGCTGGATCGGATGCGGGCCTTCGACTTCCGCTGCGTCATCATCGAGGGCAGCGTCCGCGACATCTCGAAGGGGCTCTACACCTCGCGCGTCAACCCGGCGGCAGTCCTCGCCTTCATCGCCGAGGTCGCCGTCGCGCAGAGCGTCCCGGTCTACCTCGCGGGTAGCCGACCCGAGGCCCAGATCCTCGCCGGGGCCTTCCTGCGGGCGGCAGCGGGCAAGCTGGGATAATCCGGGGAAAGGGCTTGGACCCGACGGGCCGGACGGGTACTCTGCACCCCTGACGACGCGGAGCTGGCAACGCTGGCAACAACCCCCGCGCGCAGAAAGGAACCCCATGCAGACCGAGACCATCAGCGGCACCGTCGCCGTCGTCCATTTCCTGAACCCCGACAGCCCCTGGATGGCTGGCAAGATCAAGCTCGCCAAGGGCGGAACCTTCGGCTTCGCCGGGGCCGTCGCCGCGAACGTCGGCGACTCCGTCGAGCTGGCTGGCAAGTGGGGCATGCACCCGAAGTTCGGCAAGCAGTTCGAGGCGGCCAGCGGCGTCGTCCAGATCGACGAGAGCCCCGAAGCCCTCATCCACCTGCTCGCCAGTAACGAAGCCTTCAAGGGCATCGGCCCGGCCCGCGCGAAGAAGATCGTCGAGCAAGCCCTGATGATCAGCGACGACGGCGAGGTCGCATCGGCGCTGATCGCCTACCCGAAGGAGATCGCCGACCGCGCCTGCGTCGACATCGAGATCGTCACCTCGGCCTCGCGGATCTGGGCCGAGCGCAAGGGGCACTTCGACGCCCTCGCCCAGCTCACCGATCAGGGCTGGACGTCAGCCCAGGGCACGAAGATCCTCAAGCGCTTCGGCGAGGGCGCGGTCGCCATCGTCCGCGCCAACCCCTACGCCCTGATCGGCAAGGTCGAGCGCTTCGGCTTCCGCACGGTCGACGCCATCGCCCAGAAGATGGGGATCAGCAGCACCGCGCCGATCCGGCTCACCGCAGGCATCGGCTTCTGCCTCGACCGCATCGCGGACAACGGCTCGACCTGGACGACCAAGGAGGCGCTGACCGCCGAGGCCAACCAGGAGCTGCGCCCCGACACGCTCGACGCCGAGGACCTGATCGGCGAGTCGATCGAGGACATGATCGCGACGGGCCTGATCGTCGAGGGCGAGACCCCCGACGGCACGCCCTTCCTCGCGGACCTGCACCTCGCGACGAAGGAGGCCGAGGTCTTCGACCAGCTGCTCGAAGGCATGGGCGACGACAACGCCCGCCGCCCCGTCAGCTTCGCCGGAGCCCGCGCCACGGCGGCGCTCACGACGCTGAACACCGGGCAGGCGTCGGCGGTCCAGGGCTTCGCCTCGCGGCGCGTCAGCGTCCTGTCAGGCGGCGCTGGCGTCGGCAAGACCTACACGATGAACGCCATCTGCGAGATCGCCGAGGAGAGCGGGCTCCGCGTCGCCCTCGCCGCGCCGACGGGCAAGGCCGCCCGGAAGCTGGAGAGCGCCACGCAGCGCACGGCGAAGACGATCCACCGCCTGCTCGAACCCCAGCCCGACATGAACGGCGGCTTCGGCTTCACGCGCGGACGGAACAACCCCGTCGAGTTCGACCTCGTCGTCATCGACGAGGTCAGCATGGTCGACATCAAGCTGATGCACAGCCTCCTCGCCGCCCTCCCCGCAGGCTGCCGCCTGCTCCTGGTCGGCGACCACAACCAGATCCCCAGTGTCGGCGCAGGCGCGATCCTCCGCGACCTCCTGGCGTCGAAGGCGCGCTACCCCGCAGCGGTCAACGTCCTCACCCAAGTCGTCCGACAGGCGGGCACGCTCGCGCTCAACACGACCTCGATCCTCGACGGCGTCATCAGCCCCGAGTCGTCGGCGGTCTGGGGCATCGAGCGCACCGAGCCCGGCCACGAAGCTGGCACGCCCGGCCTGATCGCCGCGCTCGTCGAGTCGCTGGTCACCAGCCCCCACCCGCTGGAGCCCTTCGGTCGGGTCCTCGACTTCGCCTGGGACATCCAGGTCCTCGCCCCGATGCGCAAGGGACCGTGCGGCGTCTGGGCGCTGAACGTCGAGCTGCAGCGCCTGCGCCAGCGGCTGCTGGGCAACCCGCCCCCCGAGGCCACGCCCGACGGACGCAGCCCGAAGCCGCTGATGGGCGACCGCATCATCTGGACCCAGAACGACTACGAGCTGGGGCTGATGAACGGCACCCAGGCGATGGTCATCGGGCTCCCGAAGGGGGGCGCGATGAAGATCCGCACCGAGGACGGGACCGAGGTCCTGGTCCCGTCGGGCAAGCGCAAGCACATCGAGGTCGCCTACGCCATGACGATCCACAAGAGCCAGGGATCGGAATGGCCGCTGGTCGTCATGGTCGCCTCGGCGAAGCATTGGATCATGCACGACCGCAACCTGCTCTACACCGGGGCGAGCCGCGCCGCCGAGTCGCTCGCCATCGTCGGCGATCGCATGGGGATGGCAAACTTCGCCAAGGCCCAGCGGAGCGAGAAGCGGCAGACCCTCGGAGCCTTCGCCGCAGCGGGCTGGAGCTTCGAGGCACAAGGGGTTGTGGCCGTCGAGCCCTGCAACACAAGAGCCGAGCGCTGATCTGAAGGAGCCCGCGCGGGATCGGGGGGCAGCCCTTCAGTCCCGCGCGGCAGAGGAGTAGAAAGAAGGGGCCGGGCTCCCTGAAGAGCCCGGCCCCAAAGCGCAGCAGATTGCACCCGCCGCTGCTGCGCAGTCTCGATCGGCGGGTGCGCCTTATCACCTACCAATGAGCCTACCACAGACCGCTTCCGTCTACGACAAGATCCGCCCCCACCTCAACGCCGAGGACCTGATCGCCCGCCTCGGGATCGAGGTCGTCCGCACCTCCGGCAGCGAAGCCTACTGCCGCCCGCTCTGTCACGACTCCGCAGGGGGGGAGTCGCTGCAGATCAACCTGCACACGGGCCGCTGGAACTGCAAGGCGTGCCAGACCGCCGGAGTCTACGGAGACATGATCGACCTCGTCGAATACGTCCGCACGGGTGGCAGCGCGCCGAGTCGGGGATCGGGCAAGGGGCAGACCACGGGGCACCGCGACGCGATCGTCTGGCTCTGCGATCAGTTCGGCGTGCCCTACGACGCGACGAAGAGCGCGGGCGACCCCGGCCTCGACGTCGTCCATATGTTCGCGATGGCTGCGCACGACTACCTGCTGGAGCGGCCCGACGTCCTCGACTGGATCAAGGAGAAGTGGGGCTTCGATCGCGAGGACGTCGCGAGCTACGGCATCGGCTTCATGCCATCGCCGCTGCTGCCCTCGATCGTCGGCGAGGCCGATCGGCACGAAGCGCGCTCGGCCTTCCGCGCGTCGGGGCTCGGCTGGTATCAGGACCAGAAGCGATTTCGCACGCGCTTCGAGGGACGCATCCTCTTCCCCTACCTGGAGCATGGCAAGGCGCTCTACCTGATCGGGCGCTCGACGCCCTGGACCCCGCCCCTGGAGGGCGACGGCTTCCTGCCCAAGTACCACAAGCTGTCGGTCCACAGCGAGAAGCGGCCCGGCGTCTCGCCGCGCATCACGAACGACCACCTCTACCTTGAGACGGTCATGGACACGACCGACGTCGTCGTCATCGCCGAGGGCATCGCGGACGCCGTCGCGCTGTCCTCGCTCGGCGTCCCCGTCGTCAGCCCGGTCACGGTCAGCTTCAACAAGGTCGACCTGGAGCGCTTCGTCCGCAAGGCGCGCGACCGAGGGATCACCCGCGTCGAGATCCTGTTCGACAACGAGCTGTCCGGCAGCGGCAACATGGCGGCGCGGCGCGTCGGCAAACAGCTTGTGGAGCGCGGGCTCTCCGTCAAGGTCCTGACCCTGCCGCTCGGACCCAGCCAGCAGCAGGCCCGCGACGAGGTCCTGAACCTCCTGGGCGAAGACGCCTTCGCCGAGCTGGAACAGGCCGAGCCGCGCGACAGGAAGAAGCTGATCGCCGCAGCGGTCACCGACGAGACGACGGGCGACTGGATCGCCCGCAACGTGAACGACTCGAAGATCGACGCCGCCGAGTGGAGCGTCGCCGAGGGCGCTGCCGCCCCCGCGAAGATCGAGGTCATCCGACGGGCGGGCGTCGACATCATCGACCTGGAGATCGCCGACGCTGCGAAGCGGATCGTCGAGGGGATGGACCCGGCAGAGCGGGCTGGCGTCTTCGCGGAGGTCATCCTGCTCGTCGCGCACATCGAGGACCGTCTCGCCCGCGAGGCGTGCGCTGGCCGCATCGCGAAGGTCGCGGGCAAGGGGGTGACCAAGGTCGAGATCACCCGGCGCGTCGCCGCCGAGCGCCGCGACAGGGTCAAGCCGAAGCGCAAGGAGGAGGAGGCGATCGGGAAGCCGACGAAGGACGAGGTCGCCAAGGCCCTGGTCCTGCCGCCGCCCGAGACACCGTCGGCCCAGCAGCCCGCGCCGCTCGCGCCGCCCCCGTCACGCCCAGGCCAAGCCGCTGCGCCCGCCCCGGTCGAGAAGGAGCAGAGCGACCACGACCACTACAGCAGCACGCGGCTCGCGGTCATGAACGCCGTCGAGAACAAGCTCCCCGAGGAGCAGATCGGGGACTTCGTCAGCCAAGCGATCAAGCGGTCGATGGGCTTCACGGCCTTCCAGACAGCCGACGACCTCTACCTCGTCCGAGGCAGCCAGCGCGTGGCCGTCGGGCTCGACCACCACACCCCAGCCTTCACGAAGCTGGTCTGGCTGGCGTCGGGGCTCACCGCGAAGAAGGCCAGCCACCGCGCCTACCTCGCCGCCGTCGTCTACTTCCTGGGGCTCGACGCCCGCGAAGTACAGGACGTCGCTTGGAGCTTCGTCGAGCGGGACGGCTCGGTCTTCTTCCCGACGGGCGACCGCATGGGCAGGCTCCTCCGTATCTCGCCGGGCAAGGTCGAGCGGACCCGCATGTCCGAGGCCAAGGTCCCCGCCGTCGCGGGCGAGGACTTCCAGCCCTTCGAGTACGTCGAGCGGGACGGCGGCATCGCTCGCGCGCTCGACTGCTTCCGCTGGACCTCGATCGGCACGGAGGATCGGCTGATCCTCGTCCACTGGCTCGCCTGCCTCCCCGTCCTTCGGCGCATCGGGACCATCCCCATCCTGCGCATCGAGGGCGGCAGCTCGTCGGGCAAGACGCGGACGGTCGACGCCGTCAGCATCCTCGCCAACGGGCGCAAGTCCTCCTCGGTCCCCACCGCCGCCGCCCTGATCAGCAGGCTGTCCACCCAGATGCTGACCCTCGACGACAACCGAGAGACGCGGGACGTCACCCCGACGATGGAGGGCACGCTCCTGCAGGCCACCCACCTGGGGGCGCGGGAGAAGCGCAAGGGCAGTAGCGACACGGGCACGGTCATCGAGCGGGTGAGCGGGGCGCTCCTGATGAACGGCATCGAGCCGATCCACGACGGGCGCAGCGAGCTGGCGAGCCGCATGCTGATCCTGCACGCTGACGAGAAGCACCGCGTCGCCGACTCCCCTTCAGCCGAGTCGGCGCTGATGCGGGCGCTGCTCGCCTGCCGTGACGCATTCTGGTCGGAATCAGCCCGGCGCTGCTCCGAAGCCCTGGCCCTCGACGCGGACTACGGCGAGGGCATCGGCACCCAGATCGAGCAGCTCTTCGGCAGCACGAAGATCGGGCGGCTGTCGGCCTACCTACGGATCATGTACCTCGCCTGGGTCGCCGGGCTCCCCGAGCCCCAGCAGGCCGACGCCCTCGTCGTCGTCGACGACCTTTGGTGCAAGGCGTTCCTGGGGATCGGCGACGCCGCGCTGGAGTCTCTGCTCGCGGAGGAGTTGAGCGTCTCGGCCCTGCGCTACGCCTTCGCCTACGGGGCGAGCGTCGCCGAGGTCGACACCTACTCCGGCGAGACGCGGGGGCTCGATGACAGGTACGTCGCGGACGGCACGGGCAAGGCGATCCTCGGCCCGATGCGCGCGTCCCACCTCGCCCGGCTGGTGCGGACGGCAGGCAAGGAGATGAACGCCCCGCGCTCCATCTCGACCGACCTGCGCGCGGGTCAGCTGGAGCGGCGGATCCTCGACGGCCTGGACTTCATCGAGGCCGCTGGCTTCCAGGTCCACGTCGAGACGACGAACAAGGGCACGCGGCGCTTCACCTTCATGCACGACCCGGCGGCCCGCCCGCCCGCCGCCAGTCACCCCCAGGGCGGCGAAACCTGGACCCCGCCCGACTGACGCCCTGACAGGCGCTCTCCCGCATCGGGGCGGCTGGACGACTGACGAGTCGCCCAGCCGCCCCGAGCGCGTTAGGGGGCGTGCCAGGGGCGCTGACGGGATCGAGGATGGCAGGGGGGGGTGACGCGGGGGAGGAGAGAGGCATCGGCCCAGGGCGAGCGCTGGGAGCCTCGACTCGAAAAACGAAGTTTCAAAAGTCGTTCTATAGGGGGGGGTTTAGCATCGTCACACGCACACGCGCGCGTCATGCGCACCCACCCGCACGCACCCGCCCGCGCACGCGATGTATAGGTAATGCGGGCGCGCGGGCGTGCGCATTTGAAAGACTCTTAACTACTCTAACCCTTTTTTTGTTCGTGTTTTCGCTCGGACGAGGTAGGCTGGGGGTTCGCCATTCCAGCGGGAATCCATCCCGCCCTACCCGCCGCCGCCTTCCCCATGAAGACTCCCACCACCGACCTGACCGTCGTCGGCCTCCATGTCGACAACTACAAGCGGCTGACCGCCGCTGACCTCAAGCCATCCCCGCAGGGGCTCGTCGCCGTGCGCGGCAAGAACGCCCAGGGCAAGTCGAGCCTGATCGGCTCGATGCTCGACGCGCTCGGCGCGACCAAGGCGTCCGCCGATGCTCTCCCCATCACCGTCGGCGAGCGCACCGCGACCGTCGTCCTCGACCTGGGCGAGATCGTCGTCCGCAAGCATTGGACCCGCGACCGCGACACCCACAAGGCCAAGCCCTCCCTGTCGATCGTCGCCAAGGACGGCGGCAAGATCCGCAGCCCCGCCGCTGTCCTGAAGGAGCTGCGCGGGCACTTCGCCGACCCTGTCGCCTTCCTCGACCTGAAGGCCCCCGAGCAGGTCAAGGTCGTGCTGGCGACCCTCGGCCTCGACGAACACCTGGAGCGCCTGGAGGCCCAGGCCGAGGCCCACTACGATGCCCGGCACCTCGTCAACCGCGACGTCACCCGGCTCAACGGAGCGCTGGAAGAGCTGGAGCTGGAGGTCGGCGGCCTGCCCGCCCCTCCCGCCGACGGCACCCTCGCCGAAGCCATCGAGGCCGTGAAGGCCGCCAAGGACTTCAACGCCGACCGCGCCAAGGTCCTGACCCAGATAGAGACCGTCGCCCGCCGGGGCAAGGGTCTGACCGCGCGGATCGAGCAGCTGGAGCTGGAGCTGGCCCAGGCCCAGGCCGACCGCGCCGCCGCGACCGCCGAGTGGACCGCTGCCTCTGCCGACGCCGAGCGCTTCGGCGACGAGGCCGACCTCGCCCCGCTGACCGCCGCCGTCATGGCGCACGAAGCCGCCGCCCGGCACCAGGGCCGCCGCGACCTGCTCGACAGCACCCGCGAGCAGTACGACACCGCCGTCGATGTCGCGGAGGAGGCCGACAAGGCCCTCGAAACGACCCGCGCCGAGATCCACGAGCTGTTGAGCGGGACCGAGTTCCCGGTCGAGGGCATGGCCTACGACCACGCGAAGAAGGTCCTGACCGTCGGCGAGGTCCCATTCTCGCAGGCATCGCAGGCCGAGCGCCTGACGGTCGCCGCCGCCGTCGCGATGTCGGGCGACCCGAAGATCCGCGTCCTCTTCGCGACCGACTGCTCCCTCCTCGACGACGACAGCCTCGCGCTGCTCGCCGGGATGGCCGAGGCCAGGGGCTTCCAGCTCTGGGCCGAGATCGTCGACAGCGACGAGGACGGCGGCTCCGGCGTCTGGGTCGAGGACGGCACCGCCCACGACGCCGGAGCCCCCGCCGAGGGCGAGGCATGAGCGGGGTAGTCGTGCAACGCTTCGAGGGCCTCCGCATCTGCGGCAGGCTCTGCGACGTCGAGGTCCGCGCCGACCTGAAGGAGCCCGTCAGCATGGACGAGGCCAAGGAGATCGGCGACGCGATGGGCTTGGTCCTGTCGCCCGCAATGGGGCGACCCTCGGGGGCCGCGACCATCACGGGCGTCGATCGGGCGAAGACCTACGACGAGCAGATGCTAGTCTCGCACACCCCCGGCGATGGTGCCGGGGGCAACCCGGAGGCGCACCATGCGCACCCTGAAGACGCTGGCCTTGATCCTGGCCGTCCTGACCCTGGGAGCCCTCGCGGGTTGCCGACCGACCGCGATGGCGGCATCGGGTCTGGACAACGGGACGGTCGGCCAGTCCCTGACCTGACCGATGGAGGCCCGAGGGCAGGTAGCCCTCGGGCCGACCATGAGGGGGGCGAGGCATGATTCAGTTCCCTCCTGGCTTCTGGCGGAAGGAGGTCGACGTCCGCTCGATCTACTTCGTCGCGTTCCTCTTCCTCGCCGTCGGCTTCTGGCTCGGGCACCTGCGCGAGCGCAAGGCACACGCCTGCCCCGAGCCCCAGGTCGCCGTCGAGCAGGTCGAGGTCCAGGTCCCCTGCGACCGCTACCACCCGCCGCGTCCCGTCGTCAGGTAGATTTCCCGTTGACACTTGACGGGGCCGCCGTCATCCTGTAGGGGCCGGGCTGGACGTCAGCCCGGCCCCGCCTCGTCACCCCACCGCCACCCAGCTACATGCCCGAGATCATCGAGACGTTTGCCCTGTCCTTCGGCGAGGCCGGTCAGGCCGCCGGGACCGTCACCCTCGACAGCCAGATCCTGACGCTGCGCGGCGTGGCGGGCACGACCTACCAGATCGACGCGACGCCGGGCTCCGACTTCCGCGACGGGCTCTTCAGCGTCGAACACGTCAGCTCGGGGACCTACCCGATCTACCAAGCGCAGATCGGTGCCGTCGACTCCGGCGAGAGCTACCTTGGCCTGAACGCGGGGACCTACGCCCTGCAGGCCCTGACCGTCACCGATGACGTGGCGACCGCCACCTTCCGGGTCACGATCGATGGCACCGACCGCGTCCTCACCGTCACGATCGACATCGTCGGCGAGGCCGTGCGCCTCCGCTTCCAGGGCAGCGGCTCGACCAGCTACGCCTCGAACTTCAACGGACTGTATGCCGGTGCCTTCTCCGGCCCTGGTCTCGCGACGATCGAGCTGCCCGGCACGGCGGCCTTCCCCACCGCGTTCAACACCGCCGCCGGGGCGACGCTCTGGCTCGGGCACTTCCTCGACATCTACCAGAGCGCAGCGCAGGGCTTCGTGCTCACCGACCCGACGGGCGGGAGCTTGAATGCGAACTACACAACGGCGAACCGCTACGAGAAGAACACGGCGGGCGTGCTGCCCTCCGACCTCGACGAGACCATCTGGGGCATCGGCTCCATCGACGACCGCAACGCCGTGCGCGTGCACTCCAACGCGGCGAGCGACAAGCACACCCGCGCCGCCGCGACCCGCGTCTTCGTCACCTCGATCGGCGACGGGCTCGCCACGAACCAGACCCGGCTGACCGACCTCGCCGACGAGTGGGGTTTTGAGGACTCGATGGTCTTCCTGTTCTACTGGTGGATCCTCGGCAACTACCCGAGCCTCGGACAGAACAACGGCGGATCGATCGAGTCGGGCGACGCGGGCATCGCCACGCTCGGCGCGGCTGTCACCGCCGCCGGGCTCCGCTTCGCCCCGTACACCTACGCCACTTTGGAGAAGGTCGGCACCGCGAATTACGACGCCTCGCGCCGCGTGCTTGATGCCGACGGCGGCGCACGCGACTCGACCTTCGCCGCCGGGACCTTCCTCTGCCGACCCGAGGACTTGGCCGCGAAGTTCGAGGCGCAGATGGGCCCGACCGGCGCTAACCTCGCGGCCACCATCTCGGCGACCGACCTCTTCGCCGACGTCGACACCTTCGTCAGCCCCTTCGCCGGGGGCGGCGGCAACTTCGTCAACGCCGACGCGACCTCGGACACCCAGACCCTCGCGACTGCAGCTCGCGAGATGCGCCGCGCCTTCTACGCGATCCGCGCCACGACCAGCGGCATGCTCCAGGGCGAGGGTCCGCGCGGCGGGCACATGAACGCCTTCGCGATCGGCCTCGAAGGCTGCGTCGACAGCGTCGAGGCGGCATGGGTCACGAACGAGCCGCTCGAAGAGACCGATGCCGGGTATGAGGATGGGCGATCCCCGGCGCAATGGCCGATGGATCTCGAAGAAGCGTGGAACCGCAGGGGCAAGGCGGCGCAGGACGGGTGGACCCACCCCGATCGGCTCTTCACCATCCACGAAGCCGGGCTCCAGGTCGCGCCCTACATCGGGCAGCTCTACCCCTACTCGCGGGCGATGATCGACCTCCGCCGCTGCCTGCAGCTCATGACTCGCCGACCGGGCGAGGTCTACCTCGCCGAGACGTGGAGCCAGAAGCACGCCGAGCGTGAGGTGGTGAAGGAGGAGTACATCGTCACCGCCGCCTGCAAGCGCGCCGCCGCGCTCTACGCCACCGACGCGGTGGTCACCTACCACGACGCGACCGAGGGCTACGAGACCTTCGACGAGCGCTTCACCCGCGAGGATCGCGGGGCGGACGGCATGCGCGAGACCCGCGCTCGCATCGTCGTCGGCACCCTGACCTACTGGATCAACCGGGGCGACACCGACTGGACCATCCCCGCGTCAGAGGTCGGGCTGTCGAGCAACGGCATCACGCTCCCGACGAACGGCTACCTGATGACCGACTCCTCGGACGGCGCGCTCTTCAGCAGCTTCGAGGTCGGCGCCACCGCGAACAACCGCGTCGACGTCGTGCACATCCCCGGCGTGCGCACCCTGGTCGACGGTCGGGGCGTCGAGCTGTCCGTCTTCGGCGTCACGTCGACCGGCGGGCGCATGGTCATGGTCGACTACGAGGGCGGCTTCACCCTGACCGAGCAGGAGGACGAGACCGTGGTCCGCTCGACCACCGTCGCCTCGACCCCGCTGACAGACTACCCCCGCGCCCGCACGGCGTTGGGCCGCTCCCGCGCCAACACCGCAATCGGCTAACGCCCTACCTCCGACACCGACCCCATGACCTTCACCCACATCGAGGGCGAGACCCTCAAGCTCTTCGGGGCTCCCTCCGCCGCCGGGCGCGTCCTCCTCCGCGCCGACGTCAGCGCCGCGACGCTCTCGATCTACGCGCTCGACGATCCTGACACCGTCCTCTTCACGAAGACGCTGTATCTGGTCACCGACCCGTCGAGCAGCGACTACGACCAAGCGATGTTTGCGGCGCTGCAGACCGACGACAACTGGCCGCACGCCGACGGCGGCTACTCGTTCTTCGCGCAGGTCACGCCCGCCGAGTACGCCCTCGTCGGGGGCTCGGCCTACCGCGCCGTCGCCACGCTCACAGCGGGCACGGCTGCCGCTGTCTGGCCCGACATGAGCGACCTCGGCGCGGTCGTCGTCGAGTGGCCGTTCGTCGTCGACGCGACCCCGTAGGCCGCCTGACGGGGCCGTCCCGCCTGACACCCCCCCCAGCCGCCTGACAACGCCCCGACCGTTGTCGGGAGATGGGCGGGAGGTGGGGCGGGAGATGGGCGGGAGATCGGGGGGAGGTGGGGCGGGAGATGGGCGGGAGATCGGGACCTCTGGCGGGGAGAGCCACGGG